AATTTTTCTTCCCCGGCGTACTATCCGGGTTTCATTTTCCCTATACATATGATGTTGAGGGCAATGCTCAATGTATTCCGCATCATAGCCTACACGGCTGTGGCTGCGGCTACAACGATTGTTGTATCCATATATACATATGCTAAAGGACGAGAAATATTGTACAGCAAAGTACCAGAATGTGGTAGTAACATAGGATATATCTATGGTTCCCGCAACTGGTATTATGGTGAGAACACTCACCTTGGGAAGGCAGCCGCTGGCGTGTTTTGGAGACAAGCCCACCGTTTTGCTTTCTGCAAGGTCTCACCGACCACACCCTGGCTCCTTTACGTTGCCTCTGCCGGGGTGTGTATTGCCATAGGCTACGTTATCAAGACATGCATACAGATCGGACCTTTTCGCTCATTTTTGCACTTCACAACCAAAAATCATGCCCTGAAAGACACTAGGCGCATGACAATGGCTGTGTCGTGCCCAAAACTGGTGAAGACAGCGGTCGAGAATAAGCATGCCGGTGGAGCATCACTCCGCCTTCAGTACCATAAATGGATACACGCGATATGCGCATGTTTCCCAGCTGCCGCGGGGGCTCCAGGGGTCGTGAGATACGACCTTTCAGTCAGTCCACGCGACGGGATGTTCGGATCTTCAGTGATTGGACGTCGCAGACTCATCACAAAGACAGATATGTCAGTGGACCGCACAAAACAAGACGACATGGTTAAAGGCCTTGCCGTCAGTGCAGTCGACACTGCCCATTATCTGTCTCCACGTGCGTGGGATGAGTTTGCCGGTTCCCCGATAGTCTTCAACTGCATCATTGCTCGTGCAGTTGCTTGGAAGACGGGATGGTCCACAGCCTACTTAGGCGATGGATCAGTTATGACTGAAACGGTGGACGGCGGTGATATATATAAGCACCACCTCATCAACCCAACTCAGCACCAATTTCATCTATACGGATGGACCCACACCTACCTCTATGAACAACAGACGTTAAGTGTTCCTGATAGCAATCAGTCTGAATTTATTTGGACGCCAATAGCAGTCACATGCTTGCCGGCCTTCTTATTCATACCACTGTATTGGCTCTCCTTTTCCACGCTCCCTGCACGGCCGGGGTTCTGGAAAGGAGTGTCCAAGACCACCACAAAGGTTAAAGACTCTTTGAACAAGGTGGTTTGCTATACAGTAGCCTTGCCTGGAAAGACACAGGGGGACCTCATCAGCAGTCGTGAAGACTCATGGGTCAACGGTGAGTGCACAACTATTGACAGGAAGTCATTAGACGTGATAACACTACGCGCAGTCATCAATGGCAGCGCGACCAACGTATACGATGCAAGCTCAGTACTAACCAAAGCCGGAAAAGAATCAAACCCGGAGACTGCCACAATGGCTGCGCTGATATCGCAACCAGGCCAGCTCCCTAGTTTGTCTGTGCCGGTATCTTTCGTCCCTGTCTTCGACAAGCCGATTGAGACTCATGGTTTAGTATCACCAGTCTTGGAAGTGATCCCATGCGGATCAGCTTTCCCAGCTCGTGTTGCTGCTAGTTCGGAAGAAGTTGTGGCTGCCCAATTAAAGAGGGCGGCGGCACTTCAGGCTTTGGTACCTTCCCGGCATGGGTTGCCGGCTGAGTTCAAAGCTGCCATCGACGTGGCGTTGAAGAAATTGATCGAATGCGTCGGCATAGCTACACCTTGGTCTATGGAGCAAGTGATAGCATCGCAAATTCGCCCCGCCCAAAAAGCGAGGAATGCGAGAGTTTTGGCGTCCGACAGCAATGGCGGCACCAAAATAAACCCCAAACCATCAAGCAAGAAGGATGCAGAGGTGAAGCCAAACGGCAGAATCGTCATTGCAGCTGACTCCGAATACGGATTAGCTCTCGGACGCTTTGCCAAGGCCGCCTACGTGCTCCTCAAGTCTATTGGTAGCTTTGGGGCTGGGAAGACAGGTGAAGAATCCGCGAAACAAGTACGCATCCAAGCAGCAGCAGGCAAAGTTTTCTGTACTGACGCATCGGATGCAGACAAGTCTCACGGGCCCATAACACGCACTGAAATGTATGAAGCATTCATGATGGCGATATTTGAGCAGAACCCCGAGTTACTAGATCTTTTAGTTCTAGCGAGGTCCGTCAAGATGTCAGATCGTGAGAAAATCTTCACTTTGGTCACGAATGGGATGAACATCTCAGGCTTACCCGATACAACTATCTTAAACACAATAGTGTTGATGTTGTTCGGAATGGCCGCCCAGCACCTAAGCGGCGTTCCGGTCGATCCGGAGGCATGCGGGTTGTACTCTGGGGACGACGGTATCGTCCCTGCAGCAATTTACGAGCAATTCATGCGCATATCCAAAGCTTGCGGTTTTACCATTAAAACCGATGAGCTCCGAGATGAAGCAATGGTAAAATTCTTAAATAGAATTTACCCAGACCCCACAGTGACACTGACCTCTGTACCTGATATAGCAAGGTTTGTCGACAAATTCGGAACATTTAGTACCGCATCTGCCGGCCTTCCTGAACGCATAGCAGGATGCAGGGTATCAGACCCGCACAACCCCTTTCTAAAAGTTTATTGTGACGCAATGCTTGCATGTAATCCATCGCGCAAGGCAGAGCTCACCAAACTAAAGAAAGACCCAACGTACGCGTTGGTAATGAAAATCGAGCAAGGAGCTTTCCCCTTTGATAAGGCTGATCGTTCCATAGCACTCGATGTCGTTAGTTGGTGCTTGAGTAGTCCCCGTCAAAAGATTGACGACTGGATGGAAAGGGCAAGCAAAGCAGCATCCCCAGAGGATTGGAGCAAGCTGCCACTACTCATTGAGGGTGAGGAAAAGACAGGCAAGATTCAGATCGAGCATGTCCCTTACCCTAAGAAGAAGTAGTTGCCCTGGGGCATAGGGCTATCGTCGAGCCCATAAAACTCCAAGACGAGACACCATGAGAGAATGGAACTGGCCGTATAATAAAAACACAAGACGTTAAGTATTTCTTTCTACTACCCGTCAATCGCACGTGTCAAACGGCTTTCCCGTTAACTGCACAGTTTTTACCGTATTACGCTTCAATAGCCGCTGGAAGTTTAGGACTAACATACTTGTCCTCACTAACAAAGCCAAAGAAGTCGAATCGTTCTAAGACCCCGCAACTTAAGGATACCCTTATGACACCTAAACCAACCAAGAAAGAGAAAAACAATCGTAAATATGTCAACAAGTCAGGTAACAAGCCTGAACCTCGTCGTAAGAATGACCACACTGAAGCTGCTATCATGGCGGCTGCCACGGTCCTTGCTCGTGGGCATAAGCCAATTGCTGTCAGCAGGCCTAAAAGCCGTAAGACTGCTCAACCTGGCAACTTGCCCACCCTTAGCATGGCTGCAGCAAAATATGCTGCGGCGATTCTCAACCCGAGGAGTGCATTGGCTCAGGACGCCTACATCCCCGTCGGAAACGGACGCCCCAGTTACAAAACCAGAACGATAAACCGTTTTGACATGGTAATTGGCACGAACGGTATCGGATGGGTGGCTTTGGCCCCTTGCCTCGCCTCAGACTGTGTTGTTGCATGGTACACCGGCGTTGCATACGCCGGCACTTCAGTTATCCCCTATGCCAGCGCGGCACTTGGGACTCTGAATGCCGGAGTCAGCACCGCTTTCGCGCCCACGGGCACCCAACTAGCAAATCTCTTGTTGCCATATACCACAGAAGGTATAGGTGCAACTCCGAGTGGATATGGTAGGGTTGTATCAGCCAGCATGACGGTGTCGTATATTGGCACCACCCTCGCGGAGGGTGGTCTCCTGTACTGCTTTACTGACCCAGCGCATAATAGCATTGTTTCATCAACAGTGGACACGCTCGGCGCCCGCAATGAAACTGACGTAAGTAACATCTCTCGTATGAAGTGTGAAAACGTGGACTTCTCCTTCATTGACGTTGAGACGAATTTCGACAGAACAGTTGAATACGCCGCCGCAGCTGCAGTCGCTGCCACCGACCCCTCCCAGCGTTCATCCGTTGTGGTCGCATACCCCTTCTCGAGCGCTAGCACGCCAGGTCCCGATTCGTTGGGATTGAGCGCATTTGCTGCAGCGTTAGTAGCGGGACAACCCACGTCAGTGGTCCTTGCATCAGGCACCGCCGGCAACAAACTCCATATTGAAATTATTCAGCATATTGAGTACGTTGGCGCATCCTTTGAAGGCAGGACTACCCCGTCCCCGGTTGACCGCCTGGGCTACGAAACCGTAAGTTCAGGTCTCGGCAATGCCATGCAACTCCTATCATCCCCAAGCATAACGTCTCTATCACAGGCATTTGTTCAAGGGTGCAAAGTTAGCAGCAACGCTATGATGCCGGTATCTAGCACCACGCTCATGGAAGCTATCGGAGTGAGGTAACTCTTTCAAACAAATCCCTGTTCAACTGCGAGCAGGTAGCGCACGCCCGCGCTATAGTAAATGGGGCGTCATGAAAAACCAAAAACGTTAGTGTTACGCCAGCACTGTCCCATGTAAACCGTGAATAATCGGTATCTTGAATACAATATATCAGCAAGGAATTCTGATTTATTAGTATACCCAAATCAAGTTT